TGATACAAACAGGGGGGGGTGAGAAAAAAGAAAAGTAGCCTAGTAAACTAAACAAAACCAGGCTACCGAGGTTAGGCTTGAGTTTTGAGCCTATCTAATTCCTCTTTCATTTTTTGTATTTCTTCTTTCTTCTTGAGTGCATCTTCTTTTCTTTTCTGTTTGATACGCTCCTTATTAGCTAAATAATACTCTCTTTGTCTCTGTTTGTCTCTATCAATATCATCTTGTGTGCGACTGTCTCGTTTGTCTTTGGCATACTTGAGCAAAGAATCTCTGTTTTTGAGATAGTTTTCTCTGTTTTTAACTCTCTTGAGATCCTTAGTCTTCAAGTAATAGTCTCTGTTGTATTCTTTGTCTGTTGCCATTCATTACTCCCAGCCGTCATTGAACGCTTTTTTTACCTCCTGGTATCCAGGATCATTTTGTATTGATTCCTTTTTCTCATAAGGCACTGCTGGTTTGATTTGTATTGATGAATCTTTCTTGCCGTCTCTTTCATTGAACCACAATGATACATCATACTCACTACCAGCCCTCAAGATAATGTCCTCTTTGGGTGTGTATTTTTTATTATACAGGAAAGGCGGTGGTGTCTTGCCTGTTTGTTTTATGCCTGATATTACCCTGTAAAAGGCACCTGTCTCATTTTCATAAACCTTCTCATTGATGAAAAGATTGATGTATTTAGCTTTTGCCATTTTTATCTCCATTGTTATAAATTAATTCAATCTTATGTTTGCCTTGAAATGCCTTGGGCTTTGGTACAAGCTCCTCTTTATAGACATAAGCATTGATGTATTCTTGCAGCAGTGGTGTCATATATTCTTCAAACTCCTGGTTACGCTGAATCTCCCATATCTTCGTGTGCTTGGGTGTCCAATTAACCAAATGTGTTTTTTCCACATTGAAACCACACAGGTTCATAATCATTTGCTGACCATAAACCTGCCATAAATGCTCATCAGGAAACTCCTCATAAGTCTTTTTGCCCATTGCTGAACACTTTACCTCAATCAAACAGTTATCTGCCAAGCCATCAGGCGTTGTAGCTACATTCACGCCTTCATACCACTCGGGATAAACAAATTGTTGTTGTTCCTCAAGTATGTACCTAGGCATTTTTTTATTAATTGAGATCCATTTAGCAATGCCATTGACCTCATGCTTCTCTCCCCAAACGACATAAGGATTAGTTGCTAACCAGGGAGACCTCAGTTGTACATGGTTCTCGTCAAGTTCAAGTTGTTTCTTTCTTGATGTCCTGATACCCATACAATATGACTTGAAAAGTGAACTCCTTAAATAAAATTGAAAGTGATTGAACTCATATTCTTGGTAATCAAGCACTCTCTAGCTCCTGATTCTCAATCATAGCCTCTGCAATCTTCTCCTCTTTGGTTTTCTTTTTCTGCTCTTGTTTTTCAGCTTCATCAAAGTTTGATGGCTCTGCAAAATCCCAGCTACCATCATCTTTTCTCACTAAGTCTGATTCTGAGTAAACAGAAATACCAAGCAATTCACATACTGCCCTGTCGTATGCTCTTTTTTGAGCCATAGCGGTTGGATAGGCATTTTTGTTGTTCCGTGGGTGTGCTTCACCCAATGATTCAACAACCTTGTCTTTAAGTTTTGCCGTTGCAAGAACGACTGAAACACCCTTGTCTATGTTTGATTCAACAACAACAAAGTTACAAGTTACGCCCTCTGCCCTAGCAATCAACTGCACAGTCTTGTGAAGTATTAACAATTGCTTTTTAGAACCTCTATTCAGCTCCCAAAAATGAGAAGGATCTAAGTTATGTTTTTTAACCAGCGCCTGTTCGACTGGTGATAGTTTATCTAGTTCCATTTTTTTTATCCTCGTTTTTTAAATGTTCTTGGTGCATTTCATCACTGGTTTTGGAAATATTTTCTTCCAACCAGGTTATAAAATCACCTGTTGATTTAGTTTTGTGTGCATCTCGCACCGCAAATAGTGTGAAAATGTCCATGTTTATCCTCGTTTTGTTCATTTTGCTTCTTAATTTTAATCTAAAAATAATCAAAAAACAACTGAATTTGGACTTCAATTTAAGATAATATTAATATATATTGAATACACACACATACAGAGATGTATCTATGTGTATGTGTATATTAAATATAAATAGTTATATATATAAATATATATATATATAAAAAAACAAGGAGAAGTAAATGACAAAGGAGGAGTTTGAGTATTTTTGTACTCAAGTTAATCAAGCATATCCTAAGCAATTGGTTATGAATGAGACAGAAAAAAACTTTATGGCTGTTGCAATTCGTGATTACACACTGAAAGACAGCATGAATGCCCTGGCACTTCATGTTCAAAAATCAGAGTGGAGACCAAAGGTTTGTGATATAACAAAATACTTACAGCAATCTGATCAACAAATTCTTGATGTGTTCCAAAGATTCTTTGACAGGAAGAAAGTAACAGATCAAAGGGCAGTAAATATTTACAGGAAAATGGGTGGTCTTAAACTAAACAAAATGACAGTCGAGCAACTAGAACAAAAGCAAGAATTATTCTTAACTTTGTACAAGCAAGACGAAGCTTCTGAGAAGTTTGATGCACTACCAAAATCAATACAATCTAAAATGATAGGAGTTTTAAATGACAAAAAAAATAGGTAATGCAAAAGAAAACTTTAACACCTGGTCAAACCTAGTTAAGGCACATAGAGATGCAGTTGAGGAGTATGATTTTGCAATCACAAAAGAAGATAAAGAGAGGGCGACTGTGAGGGCTAAAAAAGCTTTTGATGAACTAGAAAACTGGACACTCGAGCTTTCTAGGTTTGTTGATAACAAGCCAGGTATGACAATGGAAGAGATGAGAGCAGACGCCAGGAGAATTATTAATGGTAGAAAACACAAACATGACAATCAAACTCACTGATGAATCAGCTGAACAATACTTGGAGCAATACAGGAAGTATGGTATGGACTATGCTTTCCACAACTCTGAGCTCAATAAGTTTGAGCGTAAGTTGGATTTCCAAAAGGCATCTAACTTGATATCTAACCAGGAGAAAATTAGTGTTACACACGCCAAAGCAAATGCTAACGCTAATGAGAATCTGTTGGATATTATGGAGATTATTGCTCACCATGAGCATGAAAGAGACAAAGCTCACACTGAAATGCACTATTTCAGAATGAAGTTTGAAGGGTGGAAGGCTGAAACATTCAGAAAATCAAATGAAGAATATTTCGAACAAAAGGTCTACACTAAGACCTAGGAGGTGCATGTGCACAAAGTTAAAGTAAATAAAAATTATCATGGTATGTTGTCCGTAAGAGACTATGATTGTGTCAAAGCAATCAAGCTTGGCGGTATGCAAATCATACACAATGGCAAAGTTGTCCTGGAAGTAGATCCCCAGGGATTGAACATGGCACTTAGAAATAACCCTAACAAGGCTAACAAATCTAAGTTCCCTCCGTTCAATACTTACAAGTTGGTAGATTTTAGATATTCGAAAGAGGAGATGGAAGATAAACAAACTTCGCTTTTGTAATGCCTAAGAAAGGACGATACACAAGTAAAGAAGAAAAAAAAGACATGGACAGAAAGGCAAGGTGGGGCTGTGTCGTGTGTCGGAAGATTGATATGTCAGTAATAACACCAGCAGAAATCCACCACATCAGGAAAGGCTCAGGCATGGGACAAAGGGGTAGTCAAACGATACCTCTTTGTTACCACCATCACAGATCACCTAAGTGGGGTATTCATGGCATGGGTACTAAAGCCTGGACAAAACTCTACGGAACCGAAGAGGAACTGTTAGCGTTTTACGAGGAGCACAAAGATGAATAAAGAACTTTTGTCAATACTCGTGCCTAAGTCAGCATCACTTGAAGTTTCATCTCATGGTAATGATTCAATCACGCCTGAAGATGTCAATATGATATTGTCTTACGCTAATTTAAATAGTGAAGAATATAATTTTTTGTTGATGAAGTTTGTTAATGAAACTGGCTCAGAAAATATGTTCTACAGAAGCATAATGAAATATTATAAAAGCCAATACATGGACATTCACATTGATGATCTATCTAAACTTGTGAATTTAGCAATCCTGGAGTGTTGTAATCCAACTTGCATGATATGCAATGGGACAGGAACAATAATAACAATGAATAGTTTGTCTGTGTGTCCTCATTGTACTGATGGTGTTTTTGATTTTACTGATGAAGTAAGACCACAATTGTTGAAGATGAACAAATCAACTTACAGGTTTTACAAAGATAGGTTAGAAAAGATGATTGAGCACATCAGAAACATAGAAACCTCTGCATTATCTAAAATTGGAGACGATTCTTAGAAAAAAGGGGCTCTAGAATGCCTGTAATCGCTTTTAAATAAGGTAAGTGATACCTAAGTACCCCCTAATGTTTAAGTCTGTTGTCGTCTTCTTCAGCTCCAATATCAGGCAAATTGCTGTTTTCATTATCATCTAATAGTTTTTTCAATAGCTTTTCTTTTAGTCCTGGTATTTTTGTAGCCAATTCAAGATATTTGTCACCTAACTGTGAGGCATCTGCATTTTTGATCTCTTCTTTCTCAACATTCAAGTTTATGTTTTGTGGATTAGAATAACCTGCATAGTCTAACATTTCTTTTGCTGACTTAATTCTACTCATGTCGTTTTGAGAGTTTTCTGCAACCTCAATCATTGTATCAATCATTTTTTCTGACACAGTTGCTATTTTGATTTTGTTGTTTGCTAACAGTGTTTCTGTTTTTTTCATTATTTCAGTCATATATTTTTCTTTTAAATAAAGTCCCATTCTCTGAGTATCACCAGTCCAACCAGCTGCTTTTGCACTTGCGTTTGCGTTACCTGCTGTTTTTCCTTTAGTATAATATTCTACGAATAGTAGTGCTTTTTTTTCATCAATTTTTTTTGGCATAATTACCTCAATGGATTATCTGATCTTGCTTTCATCTCTTCAACCTTAGCTTTGAGCACTGCAATTTCAGCTTTGTTAATTGCTATATCCTGTTCCAGGGGTTTGATGTTCGGTGCAGTCTTAGCTTCGAGTACCTCAACTCTTTCGATAAGTTGTCCTTGATAAATTAGTAAGCCACCAAGTGTTATCACTAGACCTACTGCACCTGTAATTGTTTTAATATCCACGGATCCTCCTTAAATGTTCTTCTGCTCTTATTCTTTCGTCAGTAGCTTCTTGAACTTGCTTTTGAAATATCTGAACAGGGTCTTGATTGCCATATGAAATTTCTGCATATATATTTCTAGCATCAATATATTGTCTTGTTTCAAAATAATCACCTCCGTTTATTTGTGGTTGTGAGTTAAATATTTCTGTATTTTTAGTTGCATAATCATCTACTGATGAATTGTTCTGCATTGCTTTTGCTACTATGATTGATGTAGCAATCAATCTTTGATCTACACGTTTAACAGTCTCGTTGACTTTTTTTTCGATATTTTCTACTGAAACAATTGGAGCATTTCTTGTAGGAGTTTCTCTACTCCCGCCTTCTTCAACCGCTTCAGGTGTGCTTTGGTCATTTTCTCCTGGCGTATCTGTAACCTCAGATGTTTCAGTTCTTTCGTTACTATCGCTTGTTTCTGTTTCTCCGACAGTTTCATCGCTTACTTCTTCAGCAACAATTGTATCTTCTTCTTGAGGTTGATTATCAACTCTTTCATCTTCGATAGAAGCTGTGTCATTTTGTATAGGAGGCTCTTCTTCCATGCTAGGTCTTGTTTCTCCTCGTAGTCCTTCCTCATCTCCTGGGCTTTCTTGTTCATCTGTTCTGACCATTGTTGGTCGTTCATTTCCTTGACTTGTTGCGACAACCTCTTCTTGAGCTGGTCTTGATTCATTGACTGTTTCAATGTCTGTGGAGGTTTCGTTTGTTTCGCTGAACTCTCCCGTATCAATTTCGCTTCCTCCGCTAAAGTTTGTGGTATCTGCTGGGCTTTGCTCAATTGGTTCCTCTGCAAAGAAGTTTGCGAGTTCTTGTATTCCTTCAACTGTTCCCTGGTTGTCAAAGCTTTCTGTTGCTTCAAAGAAGCTTTCTTCAATTTGGATTTCTGTTGCGACTTCCGAGAAGTTCTCTTGACTCTCATATCTTATCTCCTCACCTATAGCAGGCAATTCGTCAAATGTTTCGATAGCAGTTATACTGCTTATTTCAATAATTTCTTCAGATGGTGCTAATGTAAATACATTCACAACACCAGCACTAATTTCTTCTACAGCTATTTCTTCAACATAGACCTCGCTAAACATCTCCATGATTATTTCAGGCTCTTCGAATGGAATGAATGTTATCTCTTCTACTGGTTCAAAATCTACTACTTCTATATTAGCTGTAATAATTTCTTCTATTTCTTCAAATGCCTGGCTAACTTCTGTACCAACACTTGTACAAGTACCTAGTTGCTGACAGCTTGTAGTTTCTCCGAGTGTAATTATAGACAGTTCTACGTTATCAACGTCAGGTCCTCTATGATAATTGTCATTATTTGAACCATCTCCTTGATTAAATAATTCTGCTCTTATTGTTATGTCTGTCTGTGAGTTCGGATTTTGGATATAGCTGTCTGTATAGTTTGTAAATGTACCACCATTAAAGTTTCTTGTCGGATCGTAGTCGTTTATCGTTCTTGATTGTGTAGTGACACTACCATCAGCACCTGTAATGGTTTGTTTAAGAGTTAGTGTATTTTCAATCATATTCCAAAACCACACATCAGCTGACAAAGTTGAGACAAAACCCTCGTTGAGTTGTGATTGTGTCAAATGACCATGTTTTACTAACGCACTATCTTGAAACACGTTATCCTCTACATGACCCTCGAAAGCCAAAACTCCCCCTGTTTGATCCATATTTGCACCATAAGGGAAACTACCAAAGTTACCATGTGTGTGTATACCGTCAGAGCCAGTTGTCTGCCAACCTGTGGTTGTCGTAGTATTTCCTGATCCAAATGTAGAATTGGAAAGTATGTTGCCTGTTGTTGTTACACAGGTTCTGTCTCCTAAAGTATTAGTCGTGCATGTTGTTTCAGCAAAAGCTGTGCTTACCATTAATAATAAAATTAAATATCTCATCTTTTGTGTTTGATAGCTCCCGAAGGTATAGGTTTACCATTCCATGTGTCAGCTTCAGACTTATAAAATCCGCCAATCTCATTCCATCTTTCTTTAGCTTCAGCACCAATCAGCCCGTCAATCGGACAGGGTGTACCTGCGTCCATCATTGCCTGCCAAACCTCTTTGGCTTGACACATCAATGATATCGAAGCTACTTTCATGCCAAGCTTGGCTAGTACAGCACTAGCTTTTCTTCTTTCGCACTCCTCATCACGCATATAGCTCCCAAATGAGCCTGAGAAGCCGATTACGGTTACTCCTGCTGCAAGTGGTATAACACAGCTGTCTTGACCATACACACTCATACTGGGTGCGTTTGAGCTGTTTACAGCTGTTTCTTGATTTGTACTGTTATTGGTTTCATTATTAGTCGTTGTATTGCTTGATGAGCCTGATTGATACGTTGTGCTGCTCTCATATCCGCCCGTTATTGCAGTGTTTGAGCCAGCATTGTTGCTCTGTGTGTTTGTTGTGCTACCTGAGCTAGTAACATCTGATACAGCGTCCTCTATTGCATATCCCAATATTATGACTATAAGCACTATCAGTGCTAAAAGTATTTTATTCATCGACATTTCCATTTTCTCAACGCCAACGCTTTTCTTGTTGGTTTTCCATTTTTCATCATAGGTCCTGGTACTCCTTTCATTCTTGCACAAAAGCTCTTTCTTCTTTTAGCTGCTTTAGATCCTGGTTTAACTTTACCCGTTACAGGGCGTTTTAAATTAGAGCCTTGTGTGCGTTTAAAATATTTGCGTCCAGCTTCATTTAATCCGCCACTTGGGTTTTGATATTTTTTGGCTACCATTATGTTCTCGCATAGCTTGGCTTAGGTCCTCTGTTAGACTTAGCTTGTTTTCTTCTTACTGCTGCTCTTCTTTGCCCAGGAGACATGGCTCTTGCCTTAGCTGATGGTACACACTTAGGATAGTTTTTTCTTTTCTCTCCCTTACTTCTGCCACAGGGCGGATATGATCCGTCTGATCTACGGTTTGCAATGTCTACCCATTTTTCATTAACCCAGTTTCTAAGACCTTTTTTTCTTGCCACGCTTACCTCCAGGCTTAATTCTGCCTGAGCAAACACCTGACGCATACATATTTGCGTATGCACTTGGATAAACTTTAAATTTTCTTTTTGCTGCTGCTTTTCCTTTTGCACATAATTTTGCCATGTTACCTCCTAGGTAAAATTAATCATCTTTAAAAACAATATATACAATCAATAAAAGACATAAGACTGCGACCATGTAGTTAGCAGTGCATATTTCAGGATTCATCTTCTGACAAGGGAGCCTCCAAAGTACAACCCTATAATGGAACTAACTACATGGGTGTCTAGCGGAGTTATGACTAGACCTGTCATTGGTTTCCATTGTGTCATATCCATATCACTTGCAAATATCCAAAACCCTTGAGATACAGTCTCTGTGTAACCTACATAGATGGGCATTGATGGATCAATAAATGGTGCTAGTTTTGGTATGACTAATATTGCTACTACAGCTATAAGTGCTATGTAGCGCCTAGTATTTTTAGTAAATTGATCTGTAACATTTCTTGCTTTGTCTGCTTGTTTGGCTGCAAAATTAGCTCGTTGCATAAACATCTTTTGTTTGTCTGCCTCAGCTTGAGATTTTTGAGCCATGATTGATAGTATTCCGCCAAGCACAGTGCTAGCCAGCATACTGAGTAGTTCCATTGGTATCATGAGTTATAAAAATAGCCTCCCACTATTGCAGCTATGCCACCCAGCCACGCTATAAATGTAATAGCACCTTTGCCTTTGTTAATAGCTTCTTCGAGTTTTGTAATTCTGTCCTCTAATGATTCTAGTTTCTCAAGCAGTTGTGAGTTAGTTACAGTTCTCATTCTTCAAAATACTCCAGGGCACCTAGATTGATGCCTGTTTGTTTAAGTAAGCCTGGTGTGATTGGAGATTTGATTAAGTTATCTGCACCTGCTGCTAGGCTGTGAAAAGGCTTTGAGTATCTGTCCATAATACCTAAAAATTCTTTGGAAGCCTCGTCCATTTTTTCTTTACTACCTGTTGCCGCTGCCGTTTTATATCTTGCAATAATACCTGCCACTGACTTTTGTGTGATTGGTGATGCCATAAGCTTGTTGAAAAGATAGAGTGCACCAAGTCCTGCTGCTGATCCAATCAATCCTGCACTAGCTCCAGCTCCTGCTGCTGATAAGCCAAACAAACCACCGATGGCTCCTGGTCCAATCCCTTGTGAGAATCTCAACATCATAGACCTTTGTATGAACTGGTTAAGTGCTGGTGCTGTTGGCAACAATTCCATCATTCTAGTCATTTGAACCAAGTCATCATATTTGAATGCAAGACCAGCTTCGTCAATCATGGTTTGATATCTTTGTGTTTTGGCTTTATCACCAACACCTATCCTCTCGTACCATCTTTTTAGACCTGCTGCCGCTGCGCCTTCTTTTAAATTTAGGAAATCTATAATTGTTTCGTTTACATCATTTTCGAATTGTGCGATGACTGACTTTCTAAATTGCTTTTCGCCAACAGTTTTTTTCAATTGTCTTAACTGTGATGGTGTGGCGTTTCGGAACTGTTCTAAAACAAGGTCTCCAGTTTTAAGTGAATCTTTGCCAATGATGTCATCTAATTGTTTTGCTGATATACCAGGGACTTGTAATTGTTCTTTTCTAGATTTTGCAATCTTCTTACCATCTTTGGTTGTTAAATATTCAAAATAACTTCTGCCATCAGCTGTCGTTACTTTTCTTGTTTTAAATGCGTTATCTAACAAATCACCATTTTTATCAATAGCACCCATGCTAAGTTTCTGTTCTAGAACATCTTTGCGTGCACCTTCTTTAGATAAAAGTTTTGCTGCTTCTTCTCCTGCGTCATCAAATTGATAATAACCAACTCTTTTTATGATGTCGTGTGAGTTTCTTATTCTGTCTACATTTGTAATGTATGCTGTGTCTGCATCTATAAGTTTTCTTCCTACCACATCATCTGTTGCTGCAACTAAATCACCTTGCAGATTGTTTCTAAAATTACCGAGAACGCCTGAAAACACAGTATCTTGTTTAGATGCTGCAACCCTACTAGCAAAATAAGAAGCCTCTTGATATTCGTTATCTAGTTGTCTTTTAAAAATTACAAGTTGTTCGCCTGTAGATTTTTTTTCAAAAGCTCTCCCAGTAGCAGAGAGTTTTGTTGGATCTAAACCATCTAAACCTCTTGAACTTACTTCTAAGTTACGCTTAGAATATTTTTTTAATAAGTTAAGGTCGCCTTTGCCTTTTAAGACGCTAGTAGTATCTTCTAAAAGTGTCGTGTATTTTTCAGCAATTTCTTCAGGCATTTCATATTTAACGCCATCAATGGTTGGTGTTACAAAATTGTTTTCTTTTAAATGCCTGTCTGCTGTTTTCTTAGGTAAAAAACCACCATCAAAGTCTTTTGCAACTTCTTTTTGTATTCCTTTCCCAAACAATATTTCAGCCATCTCATTAGTTTCTTTGCTGAGTAAATCTGTTAAAACTCTTCCATTAGTAGAGTAATTTTCTATTCTTGTGTCTGCTGTGTTGAACGCTGCCCACAAAGATTTTGTCCTAGCAAACTGTTCGTTGATGTTATAACTCTGACCAGCCAACGATTTTTCAGCATCGTCATATAATGTTTTTATATTTTTTTGTGCGTATGCAGAATAATTTATGAAGTTTACGACACTTCCCATGTCATCTACTTGGTCGAGTTTAACACCATCTTTCAAAACAAACTGTCCATCTTTTTTTATAAACTTGTCTGTAAGTGGTGCTAGTGATTTTTCTAAATTATCATTTTGCACACCATATGCAATTCTGTTAAATAGTTCGTTCTTAGCTTTGTCATATGCTTCTCTTGCAGGTGTACCAAGTAGTGGTGTTCTTCCTAACGCATAAATTAATGACCTGACTGTGTCATTATCTATAATCATACCTAAGTTTGGTGTTATACCTTGTTCTCGTAAAAATGTCATAAGATCATCTGCCTTTTGTTGTTCTTCAATTAAGTAACCGTTTTTCATTCTTCCTAGTTTTTGTGCTGCTTTAGAACCTAAAACACTTTGCACAAATCCTCTGCCTTTCGCTCTTAAGTTATCTACAGCTTTACTGCTAATTTTGTTAGATTGTAATGCAACACCACCTACCTTAATGATGCCACCAATACCTGCTGTCAAACCTGTAACTAAAAGACCTTCACGCAGTGCTTCTTCTCCAACGCCTCTATCGTCCCAGCTTGTAGTTGGCATACCATCAGGTGCTGTAAAATCTTGTAACATTGCGTATGCTGCTGTACCTGTAGCACTACCAATACCAGCACCAACGGATTCACCAGCTAGTGATCCACCAACGCCACCAGGTAAACCTGCAAGACCACCAATAACACCACCAATTACAGCACCACCTATTTCTAGTGTGGGCTTGAGATAGTCAGGTAGATTATCAGGGTATTCATCTTCGTTGATAATTCCTAGTTTGATTCCTGCTTGTCGTGTACTTGCGTAGTATTCTTCTGTGCTAATTCTTCCTGCTTGTAACAGTCTAGCCCCTGTTGTTTTGTGTGCGTTGAAAAGATTTTGTACTTCTTGCATAACTGCTAAGTCTTGTCTTGCTGCTGGACTGTTTTCACCAAAGCCCATAAGCTTTTTGGTTTCTTCTTCTCTATATCTTTTAGCAATCTCTAAAGGTGTGCCTGTTGTGGGTGCTGCCATTAATCCTCCAAGAACTCTTTGTAAGCTTGAGACATAGCATCAAGACTAGCCTCACTCATCTCTAGTGGTGTTCCTGGCGTTATACCCGAAACACCATAAAAACTATCTGCTGTAATGCTGTCATCTTGTGGCGTTATGCCTTTGAAGCCTTGTTCTACAACTGAAAGTCTGTCGATTATGTATTTGACATTGGCTCTTGTTTTGACCAAGTTTGCTTGTGCCGCACTACCTGGGTCTGCATTTTGTATTTGTCCGTCTAGTTCTGATATTCTTGATTCGAAGTTTGTTCTAATGGTGCTGTATCTAGCAGCTGCTTTTGAATCACCTTGTAAGTAGTTAGATGGTATAAGTTCTATAATTTGTTGCAAAAGGAAGTTGTTAGGTTTACCTCTCCAAGCGTCTGCTGCTGTTGCTTTGATTGCAAAATTAAGTTCTTTCTTTTTAGCTTCAGCTATTTGTGATTCATAGCCACCTGCTGGTGCCAATCCTAGAAAAGACCCGAAGTCTGCAACACCTGTTTCTATAGCATCATATGTTCCAAATGCTTCTGCAATGAGTAAGTCCTGGTTTTGTTCTTCAAGACTGTATTCCCTTTCAGGTACTTCTATTCGTTGTCCCTCACCTGTTATCTCTTGACCGAGTTTGATGTTCTTTAATTGTGTTTGTTCTAGGTCTGCTTGTGCTTGTGCAACTTTGGTTTCTCGTAATTTAAATTTATCAGCAGCAAGTCCTCCTTGTGCGAGTGCATCTCCTACATTGTCGCCTCTAGCTGTAGCTAAAGCAGCTGCAATCAATTGCATATTTAAATCTCTATCTATTGCCATTAGAACCTCCTCTTATATGGATCATCTTCTGTTATTTTAGCACCGACTAAACCTCTTGGTGCTGCTGCTGCTGGTGCTTGTTGTTTGTTATCAAGTAAACTTTGCATCACCATAATGTCTCCGAGCAAACCTACCATACCTGTTATACCCCCTAAACTATCCACAAAGCTAGGCGCTGCTTCTGCTACTTCTTTATTGACATAATTATCTAGTATATTTTGATAACCTGCTATACCGAGACCTGATGCTTCCATATCACCTCTTATTGCAGGAGACATGAATGGAACTTTATCTCCTGTATATTGTAATGATTGTCTTGTTGGGACGGCAACTTGTCCGTCATTAATAAGTTTCATGCCTGAATCATCTATAGTTTGTTGTACTGTGCTTCCTGGTAGTCTAGAACTATCTGTACTTGGTATTCTTGTATCGAGATTAGGTGTGACTGTTCCTTGATTAGATAAAATACCACCTGTGAGCACATTAATATCTTTGCCGTCTTTCAAACTTTGTGTTACACCAAATTTTTCTTTGCCTTCTTTATTAAAATCATCAACTCTAAACAGATTTTTTTTGTCTTTAACAAACTCCTCTCTTCGTCTCATTTCACTTCTTGGAATGGCTTGCAGTTCACGATTAATTCTTGCAAACTTTTCTTTACCAGCATCGCTCAAATCATCTATAAATGCTCTGTAACTTTCTGTTTCTTGACCAAAAAGACCAAAAACAGGGTCAGCTCCACCACCGCTTGTAAATTCGTTATACTGTCCTAGAAAAGCAGGTGTGAATGCCTGACCTTCCACAAATGCTGGATTCATTGTAATTCCTTGCATTGGTGTTGGTCTTGCATAAGCAGGCACAGGTACACCTAACACTGATCCTCTTGCGTTAGCACCAGGAATGATGTTACCCATATCATCTATTGTTGCACCTGTCATTGTCATGTCAGCCGTTCTAGTGTTCGGCATAGAAGGCATACCACCAACAACATCACCCAACATAGGTGCAGTTGGATCTGTGCTGTCAAACATATTTCCAAACCCACTGGTAAATCTTTCAAACGGGCTCATGAGAGAACGATCTTCGAGTAACCTTCTCTCTCTTCTAATTTCTTCTAATGTTTTAGATGCCATGTTTTCTCCTAATCAAAAAGACTTCCTAATATTGCGCCTGTGGCTGCTGCTGCTAGACCTGCTGGACCACCTGTAAGTGCTCCAAAACCAAGATTGTATCCTGCAATACCACCACCAAGTGCTCCTAAAGCTCCTATAGTGCCTAGACCACCACCTGTATCTGCCATAGATGTTGTTGTCCCAGGCAATATGTTTGTACCTGCAACATTGGCATATCTTGTAAGTCTGTTTGATGGTTCCATTTGTGCAAACTCGAATCTTGCTCTAGCGTCATCAATAGCTTGTTGTTGTCTAGCTTGTTGTACAGCACCTACTTGAGCCAGTTGTTGTGCTGGAACCTGTAGTGATGCGAGTGTTTGTGGGGCTATACCAAGTGCTCTAGACTGTGCTGTTAGTGCATTGTTGTAAGCATCACTATACATACCAGCTGAGATATCACCTGCTCGTTGTAAATAATTGCTTATAACATTGCCCTCAAGAATTGCTTGCCTGTCTCCACCTAACTGTCCTGCTTGGTTAGCGTCTCTTCTTGCTTGTTGTAACAACCCTTGTGTTTGTGTATACAGTGGTCTTAATGCTGCTTGTGTAGCACTTGCAAGAAATGGATTGTTCATTACATTAGCTGGTCCTGCAAGTTGTGACTGTAATGCTGGTACTAATGATTGATTGACTGCTGTTTGTCCACCTAAAGCAGTCCCTGCTTGTAAGTTTTCTGCTGCTAATTGTAAATCTGTTGGGTTAGCATATGTTTGCCCAGGAAAAAATTGCAATGGTGTATTGAATTGATTTTGTGCCTGAGAGTAAATATCTAACAGATAAGGCTGTTGCCCAATATAAGGATCAGCTTTTTGTATAGTATTTGTACTACCGCCACCTTTACTCATTGATATCTCCTAGTGTTTTGTTGAAAGTTCTTTTCCAAGTATTGTGTATGTGTGTTCATAACCAAAACTTTTTAATTTTTTTATAAATCCTTTGCGACATACTGTCTCCATCGCATGACAAGCTTGTGCTTCTGCCCATTCTTCTAGCGTTGATAACACAGTATCTGTCCATTCGTCCATGCTTTGACCACCTAGAGTTACAATCCTGCACACTCTTTTTTGTGGGTAGTCTATGACCTGCGTAGTCAAAACAGCTTGTATTTGCATATCGTCTTTGAAGACAATCCACAACTGCATATCTTTATCTTTGCAATTGTTGTAAATGTCTTCTACTGACATTTCTTCTTGGCTTTTGTTATTACCAAGTTCTATGTATTTTTTGCACTCTGTCCAAACATCATCAATCTGATAAGACATAATGCCTGATATATAGATCATAGTTTCGTATAGTTACCTGCTGCGTTTACAAAATAAATGCCCTCACCACTACCAGGATCGAAGTTTGTGCCATCAGCATAAACAATGTCGCCCTGTTTTTTTCTAGCAGGTGTTGCATTTTTTACTTCGATAAACGATGTTGGGTTTTCTTCTAATGCACCTTGTAGTTTGAGCAACTCCTCAAAGATATATCTTGGTAAATCTTCAGGGTCGCTTGGTACAGGGTTAGGTGAATACTTGGGTGCTTCTGCCATTATAATAATCCTCTATTATTGTTTCTATTCAAAACCCTTCTCCTGTTTCCTATTTCGTTAGATAAATTTTTAGAAAATTCTGTCGCTTCTTGTTCACTGTCAAATTCTACAAAATCTCCTAATTCTTCTGTTCTTCTTTTGGCGGTTACATCATCGAGTTTTACAAGTTTACCGTCAACTGACCTGATTGTTGGATATACAATCCACTTGCCTGTGTCACTGTGTTGTGATGTTGCTGACCTTATAGTCTCATTATCTTGTGTGGTTATTGTTGTAGGATCTAAGGCTCTAGCTACCCAACCTATATTCTTTTCAGCCACTTCTAAGTCATCGTCTTGCAGTAATGCGTTTGCTATCAAACCTCCAGTAGCTAATAAACCAAGTCCTGGAACAACTCTCATAGTTTTTAATGCCCCTGGCACACCTGCTCTGAGTGTGTTCATAATTCTTTGACTTAGAGGTCTGTCCTCAAGCAACGAGTAGTTTCCTGGGTTTACTGTACTATACGCACCTGCTGGTCCACTGGGTGTTCCAACATTCATAATGTTTCGCATAGCAGCATTCGTTCGCTGCACATCTTGTTGGTCGAGTATGATTCTACCCATATTATCCAATGTTGCCACTATCTCTCTCCTAGTATTTCGTATTCTAAATCATATCCATTGAGTTCAAACTCACTGTTGCTTGTGTGTTGAAACCTGACTGCAATAAATTTGCCTGTTACTCTACAGTCTACTTTGTTTTGTGAGTTGGGGTCAAAGCTTTGTGCAGGATTGAAAGTATATGTGCCATTAGGTGATAGCGAACTACCGACAGATATATTGACTGTGCCTGTGCCTTTAACTCTTGGTGTTAGTTTTCTGACTTGTTTTACAGTGTTGTTGTTACCATCTAACGTAAGTCCTTTTCTCTCTACTGTAGTTATAAAGTTCTCGTTGTCAAACTGTTGCCCAAAGTCTCCACGATACAGTTTCGTATCGCTTGTACCTGCAAACAAAATACTTCTCTCTGTAGGGTTGAACAGTCTGTCACCATAAGTGCCTGTCGTTGTAGTCCATGTACCTGTTTGTGCGTTCCAGGTATTAGATGTAGCAGCAGGATCTACAACACCTGGTCCTATATGGTAAATGTCAGGTAAATCTCTAAAAGTAAAACTCCCATCAACATAATTATAAATTAAAGCTTTGTTACAAAATTGTGAACCTAAACTAGGATAAGATATCCACATTTCAGACTTTTGCACATTATGTGTTACAAAAGTAAGCTGATAGTAACTGCTGTTGATGTCATCGAACAGGTGTTTCTTAATAGTGTTAGTTGCTACTGACTGTTTAGATACACCGTTGTGAATTATTACATCACCTTGTGTTACAACAAAATGTCTACCTTCAAACTCTTGCACACAGTTTCTTGTTAGTATGCCTGTATCGTTAAATAACTTCTTAAAACTAAATACCAGGTTGCCACCAATGTAGTTTGCAATCCATGTAGAGTTTCCTTTGTAAATAATGAATGATTCTTTGAGTGCAAGACCATCTATAATTTCATCTGCTTCATCGCCTATGGTTACTGCACCTGCATCATTGGTTGCTGCTGCTGTCCATGTAGATGGAAAGTTAAAATCTTCTGCTGTATCGCCCCATCTAACTTTGTTAGGTAAGTTTGTACCACCCTCTGTTAAATTTAGTGCCATCAAGTAATTACCGAATGCCTTGATAGTTTTGCAAGTTCCATTAGAAATCCAGTTTGGTAAATCACTAAATGCACTTGCACCTGTCGTAGCTAATGCTTGTGGGTCATCTATACCATTACAAAGTATCGGCAAACCATTGTATATTGTGCCTGTCCAATTACCGACTGTAGTCAAATTTGTTGAATAATCACCACCTGATGCTCTTGTAAAATCTGTATGCGTTGATGACCCACTCAATCTATAAATCTTTGCAGTACCTGCATAAAACCAAAATGAGTTTACATCATAAGACCAGTTCAATACAAAGTATGGGGCAACTGTCGGTGTGCCAAATACCTGATCGTGTCCTTCTATCTTTTTTGCAGCACTATCAGCAAACCTTACATTAGATGCTTCTGAGTAGAACTCAAAAGGTATAATCGTATTGTTAGTATCTTTTATAAGACCTTTTGGTGGAGGTGCTTGAAATACTGCCATTAGTAATCTCCTGATACAAATATTGTATTCAAAACTATTCTTGAGTTATGGTTCATAGGATTTTGTCCTGCGTGTGTAAGCCCTGAGTTAAACAAAATTCCTTTACCTCTTTCATGTTTTATTCTTTTTATTATTTTATTATTTTCAAAAAACATAGTGTCTCCATCAGAATCGTTCACATACACTATAAGAGACCTAAATTTTAAATCAGGTCTTTGCTCAGGATTATTTATGTCCTGGTGACACATTTGATGATTATGTTCTCTATAACCTATCAAGGGAAAAGTAACATTGATTTTCATTCTCAACATTTGCTTTACAGGTATTTTTGTTTCATCAAAGACAGTCCTAAAAAATTCGTAATGTTCCGACTGTGGTTTATGATCGTAATACAAATGATGTATTATTTGACCTTTGTCTATGACATTCGGGTCTGTTATTTCACCCCTGCTAGTCTTTCTGTCATAAATAAAATTTATGTTAGACTTCGTAACAATTTTTTCTGCTTCATCGAGAAAAGAATTACTTATGCTGTGCGTTTCCACATATATACCACAATGTATGGTTGCAAGTTGTTGTGGGCAGAACCACCACCAGTAGCTGCTGTTGCTACATTATCTGCTATAGTTCTTCCATTACCGCCTGTAATGTCTACATCGTTTGCATTAGGAGCAGGACTAATACCTGCTGGATTATTGTGGGTGTGTGATGGTAATTCAGATGTAGTTAATGTATGTGTTTTTGCACCACCAACTTCTTCTGCTGTGTCAAATTCTGACTGTGTTGCATCTATACCTACTGGCACTCTACCTGCACCAAATGCTACCCATGTTCCAAAACCAAGTAATGATGAAGGGTTGTTAGCATTGGTTGCATTAATATAAATAGAGCCGACAGGGTATACATCTGACATAGTAACTAATCCAGTA